TTTTTCGCTAGCGATGACATTTGCGTCCAGAGACGTGGTGACATCATCAATTGCCTTCTGGGCTTCTTTGAGGCCTTCACCTTTCAAAGCATTACGCATCTTGACAACCAAACCAAGCTGTGTCGACAAGATCTTAGTTTGGGTGTTAAGCAAAGTAGAACGAGCTGACATCGCTTCGTTGATTTGGTTTTGTATTTTTAGTTGTACTGAAATGTCATCTGCCATGCCATACCTCTATACTAAATATGACTTCGCAAAAGTTAGGTGAATCTACGTAATCGTGCTGGAACCTGTTCCCTATGACGCCCCATTAGCGCTCTTTGATCCGGGGTGTTATCGGGCATGCTTTTTGATGTGTTGCTTGATTCAATCTCTGTGACGAACCTTTGCACAAACCATTTACGTTGCCAAATTGGCAGGTTCATAGCGTCATGAAATGTAAAGCCCATATAATACATCAATGCAAATATTGGCTCGAGATAGACCTCTTTATCATTAGGCGTCAGGCCAAAAAAACGAAGTGCCGATGGGCAGGTCTACCTCCGAAGACTCATAGCAATGCTCGCATGTCATTACACACTTCATTTCAATACCCGGCTCATTTTCGTTCATGTATTTGCGGAGGGCCCGACTGTCTCGAGCTGGCATGTTGCGCACGAACATTGCGACCTTTGCACGGTCTACAACAGCATCAACGGCGACGACGGCAGCCTGCAATCGGCTTGTCACCATGCTGTCGAGATCACCTGATAATTTCTTCTTTCTTTTTCGTTCTGCAGTAAGGGCAATATTTTGCTCGTCTTCGCCTGTTAGGAACCTGAACAACACAACCTTTTTGCTAACCGGCAGTGTAAAGCTGAACTTGTTCTCGCCCACCTCAGCAGGTTCAATCTCAAGTCGCTTGATAGGAAGCTCAGCAAGGTTAAAAGTCTGCTTTTGAGAAGCGCTGCATTCAGGACAGTCAACTTCAACCTCATAGTCCGCGCCATAACCGGTAATCCTGACCGCCGTCATCAGCGCATTACGGTCACCAGAGATGAGCTTGTCGACGCGGATCGCCTTGTTTACCAGGCATGAACGGAGTAATGCCGTGATGACTGTTCCTTTCTTCAGGAGTGCACGTGAGGTGAGAATGTCCTCGTCCTTCGCCGTCATTGCTCTGATTTCTAGCGTCTCACAATTATGTGCAGCCGAACCCTCTGGATAGATTTTTCCTTGTGATGGCAGCGGTGCGGCATCTACTGGGATCTCCATCCCAAAGTCTTCTTTCATTACGTTTCTTGTTTGCATTCCGCTGGCTTGGGCCCGCTGTGCATCGAAAACATGGTTCCCTTCTCTTTGATTGCTCACGTATCACTCCTGTAATTTGTCACATGCATACTGTAGTCCTGTATGCACGCTTGTAAACATAAGTATAAGTGTGTGAAAGTCGTAGGGGTTAGTTTTCTGTGCCGTGACGAACGTCGTAGAACGCCTCTGCTGACGTCCACAAAATATCCATAAGATCCTGTGTGGAAATGTTTAGATTCCAATCCAAGTATTTTTCTAGCCTCTCAAATGATGCTGTCAGCCCCTTCACATCAGGCCCCTTTCCTTTGAGGTGGTACGATGAGTCCAAAAAATTACCAAAGTTCTCTTTGCCTGTGCTGTGCACGATGGCATCGTCTGTTTTTTGTGGTGTCTGTGGATTGTGCCTGTCGTCGAGGGGTGTAGCCACAACATCCGGTCGTTTTTCCTTGTAGTACTTCCAGACCTGCTGGGCTGATTTCGATACACCTGGCTGTCGATCTGGCATTAGTTCGCCGGCAGCTGCCATTGCGATGTCATACATCAACGGACCATAACCTTTCGAGGCTGCCGGCATGTGCACCATGCTGGCATCATTGCTTGGGCCTCCCCATGCTTTTTCTGTATCAATCGTGCCCATCACAAACTTTGTGGCGTATTGCGTCATGCGATCTTTCAACAAATTTTCGTACCCTAGCTCTTCAATTATGTCAGGAACAGACTCATTTTCCTCTTTAGCAATTTTTCGAACTTCCTGTACAATGTAATGTACGAACATATTCCTGTCGAAAAGGACATATGAAATGTCACCGGGCTCATCGCGGGCTTCATAGGTCGCCAAGGCCAAATTATCATTTGAAGCCATTTTTGCTGTGGCGGCTTTCTCTTGAAGAAGTGTTGCCTGGACGAATGCTCTGATCGATGATATGTTCATGTCTTTAATTATTGCGCAGGATGAAATCTGGACGTACATATGTTATAGTTTGATGCAGCATGTATCGAATGAGTTTCCGGGCGTCTGGGGATGATGTGTGTATCACCAAGTGGTTGTTTTGATTGGTCTTTAAGCAAATTCCCTCCACAACCGTATATTTGAGCCATGGAGGGAACAGCAATAAGCTTAGGGCACACTATTATTAGTACTGAAGTACGCAGTTGTCGTATCTAACCGTCAGAGAAATCTCTGAAGCATCTGAGGAGCTGTAATCCAGCGAACCGAAGTCGGCGGCTGTCAAGAATGCACCGCGGATATCCCACAATTCAACGACTGTACCGACCGGATCAAGCATCTTCAACTGAACGTCGCGCTTGTAGAAGTCTGCGTAGCCAGCTCGGCCTGAGACCGACTCAAAGTGCGTTCGAACCCATTCCATGACCTGCTGAGCGCCGGATGGGGCGATTGGGTCGTGCAACGTGATCGAAAGGGTTTCGAATGAAGCCTTTCCTGCGACGTATCGTTTGTGATTGATGTACGGGATTTCCAACTCTTCAATTGAAATGTTCGGTCGAGAAGCGGTCTTTACGATAAAGGCATCGATACCCTCAATAGCAAGGACCCACCTAAACTGACGTTTCGGCTCAAATTTATTCGGAAGCATGTCCGTTACTGATAGTGTTTCTGCCATTTTAATCTCCTAAGACTGAGGCATTTCTATATTGCAAATCTAAATATGGTTGATTTGCAATCAAGTCGCCGCATTCACCATTTTTTCCCACATTTCTTCTCGTGAGTCGCCCGTACCCATTCCTGCCGACATATTCACGACCTTTCTTCCATTCACAATGATCCAACCATTTCGGCCGTCAATCTTCACTGGAATACCTGGATACATTCGTTTGAATTTGGCACGCAAAGATTTTGCTGCTGCCATCGAAGCAGGGGAAGCCTGGTTGTATCGTCGTGGTTTGCGATAACTGTCCTCCCATTGCTCTCGAATCAAGTTTCTAATTTGTCGTCGTGTGATTTTCATGGTTTAGAATCCTCCGCGTTCGTTCTCGACATCAAGGATTCGCTGTGCCATCGTGTGAATTGTGTCACCCAGCTCCTCCGCGAACTCTCGTTCAAGCGTTACCCGAAATGAATCACCGAACTCAATCGTGATTACACCATTCGATGTTGAAACCGTTGTCCAGTTGGTACGACCAGAGTCAGCATCAGGAAGCCGCAGTAGCACCTCATTTTCAGGGAGCCATGTCTCCTGGAGCTTCTTCTCTTCCTTGATAAGTCTTCGCAATTGCCTTTGTGTAATTTTCATTTATTCTTCCTATATGTTGTTGCTTACCACGAAGTCAAGCGAGACGAACTCGATTGATTTTGTTGGCTGCAAGAAGATTTTACCACGAATGGTGTTGTTCTCAATGTCAGCCTGTGTTGTGGTCGAAGCATCGATCTTGACCTTGAACCTATCCAGTCCACCTTGTGACTGAACCGCTGCCAAGATTGGCTGGACCTTCGCTTCAAACGATGCAATCGTTGATGCCTGGTTCGGCTCAAATAAGAATGTTCGTGCCACATCCCTGACCTTTCTACGAATGTCGATTAGCAAACGTCGTACGTTCACACGGTCGAGAGCGCTCTGAGCAGCAAGCAATGTCTTCTGGCCGAAGACCGTCACACCGGAGTTTGCCTGGACATCACCGATGATTGGGTTCACGTCAGCACTGTAAAGCGCATCGCGATTTGACTGAAGCAGCTCAACCGTTGGGTACAATGCGCTCTGCAAAGCACCTCGTGAGAAGCCTGCAGGAGCGAACCAAGGATGACCAATCGCATCATTCAACGCCATGGCACCCAGGACAACAGCCGAAGACGGCGCTTTCACGTTCGTCTTGGTTGCAACGTCCTGAATCACTACGTCAGGGAAGTATGCCGCAGCAAACGATGAATCCAGAGCCCTCGATTGGAAAGCATTGACCGTATTTGTCACGCTGATTACCTGAGCAGATGATGTTACAAATGTGTTGACTTCATCCTTTTCCTCGATGTCCATAACATATAAGGCGTCAAACCTGCGCTCGACTGATTCGATTGCGTAGTCCGTCACAGATGAGTGGCGTAAACCAGGGATCGCCAACAACTGAATGTCAACGTCCTGTTTTGCTTCCATTACGTCGACCGCCTTTCGGAGAGCCGCGACCGTTGGGCCGTTCTTTCCGCCCTGCAAAGTCGAATCATCCATTTCACGACGAACAGCTGAATCTGTGAACTTTGATTTCTCAGAGTCAAACACATTTGTTCCATCATATCCACCCTGGAGTGGGAATGTGAACTTCAAGTATTTCTGACTTGGAATGTGTGCGAAGTCCTTTGTCGAATCCAAGAACCGAACGTTTGTCTTCGAAGTTCCATCACGGTCGTCCAGCGTCGAAGCCTGCGTTCCGTTTCGGCGATATGAAGCAGCTGCCCACTGTTGCGGGTCAGGCCTATCATTCGATCCAGTAATAACCTGTACCCTCTCGAGAGAGAAGAAGTTGTTGTTGAAACGATCGGCATCAAAAATTGTTCCGCCCACGTCAGGAGCTCCAGCGTTGTCTCCAACCAGTGGATTCTGCCAATTTGTGTGGAATTTCGGGAAGTATCTCGTGAAAGACAACAGTGAAGCATCCAGTTTTTCATTCTTGTTAGGAAGCGAAACGCTGGTTTTCGTTTCGAATTGAATTCCCCATGTAAATGCCTGCTGAACATTTTTCTTTGGTGAAATACCAGTTGAAATCGATTCACGCATTGGAATAGGTGGCTGAACAACCCTTTTAAGTGTGTCGGATGAAATGCTTGCTAACGTCGAACCTTGTAGTGTCGCAAAGCTTCCTGTTAAGATTGAGCCTGCGGTACCTGCGATTGTCGTTCCTGATGTGACCAAGTGATGAATTCCGCGGAAACCTGTTGGCAGTGCCGTTGGGTCAAGGCGACCGTTCTTTAAATCGCTGCTTAGTGTCACACGAACGTAATTTGAAACACTTGGGTAATCACCTTCGACCACAATCTTTTGGTTTCCCGTAGCTGCCTCGAAGTCGAAGTACGTTCGCTGATCTCCAATTCGTTTTGCAATGTAGTTGTCAGATGACATATCCAGACTCAGGCCTCTGAACGATTCCAGGATTGCTGGGTTCAAATCGTTGTCTGTGAATCGTCGAATGAGCACATCGAAAGTTCCATACTTGTTGTTTGCCTTCGAGGAAGCAGCAATGTTTTCAATCGTGATTTTAACTTCGCCGGCGCCGATGAGACCGTCAGATAGTGTTGTTAGCCTGAACAGATCCTTATTTGAACCACCGAATTTCTGTGATACAACGAACGGGCTAAATGCTGCCTCAAACCTATCCTCGAAGTTCTCAAAGTTTGGCACACCTACTGTCGTCGCCGAAGTTGCAGAACCCACATTCCTGTCCAATGTTGATGACAGAAGTAACGCAACAGGCTCAAGATTTGTGA